TTCTTTCTCTCCGAAAGAGTTAAAAACGCCGTTTGAATTACCTAAAGGAGTTAGTTGTAATGATTAAAGAAGAAAAGCACAGAATTCTGCCTGCATTAGATAGGGCACACGACGAAGCGTTACGTCAGGGCATAATCTCAGACTTGGACGCTGCTGGTATGGCTATGGCGTTTACTCTTGCTGGTGTTTTAGATGGTGGAACATTGAAACCTATTGAAGAAGTTAAGTATATGGGACAGTTACAACAAATTTTAGATAAGTATGGGCTGAGCTTGTTTGGTCGTAAAGAGAAACCTGAAGTTGAAGTTGGTGAAGACCCACTTGAAGCATTACGGCAACTCAGAACCGAGACTACAGACCACACCAATAGCGAGCCAAACTAAAGGTCACGAAGTTGTAGAGTTTGCCAAGCAAATTGAGATGCCTCTACTGCCTTGGCAAGAAAATGTAATTCTTGAGTCAAGCAAGATTAAAGACGATGGCACATTTCAGCATAAGACTAACCTGATTATTGCAGCTAGACAAAATGGTAAAACCCATCTTCTTCGTATGCGTATCCTTGCAGGGTTGTTTTTGTGGGATGAAAAACTACAAGTAGCAACAGCACAAAACAGAGACTTAAGCTTAGAAACATTTAGACAGGTCATTGAGGTTGTAGATAACTTTGATTGGCTTAGACGTAAAGTTAAACACATAACACGTTCCAATGGGCGTGAAGAAATAGAAATTAAGAACACAGGTTGTCGTTACAAGATTATTGCACCATCAGAGGGCGCAGCTAGAGGTTTATCATCAGATGTTGTTTACCTAGACGAAGTAAGACAACATAAAACCTTTGGTGCGTTTAGTGCTTTGGCTTACACAATGCAAGCAAGACCAAACGCTCAAGGCTTCTTTATCAGTAACGCAGGCGACCACCAAAGTGTTGTACTAAACAACCTAAGACAACGAGCTTTAGACAAAATTGAAAAAGATACCGATGATGATATTAACTTTATGGAATGGTCAGCAGCACCACACAGAAAATTAAACGACATAGAAGGGTGGAAAGAAGCAAACCCTGCACTAGGACGCACTATTGACATATCAGCAATCAAAGCAAGAATGTCAGACCCTACAGAAGTCTTTATGACCGAATGTTTAAGTATGTGGGTAACAACAATGAACAGCCCTTGGCCACTTGGTGCTTGGAACAGTTGTATGCAACCAATACTAGAACTCAAACCAGATAGACCAACTTGGTTAGGTTTAGAAATATCACCAGAACGAACAAGCTGGGCTTTAACAGGAACACAAATCTTAGACGATGGTTCAATAGCTGTAGGTCTTATGGAATCAGTTGAATCAGAATACGCAATAGATGATTTAGTTATTGCTGGACGTGTATCAGAGTGGGCTAAACATTACAACGCCGAAGCAATTGTTGCTAACAGGTTTAGTGGTGACTCTGTAGTAGCCAAACTAAGACAAGCTGGAATAAACGCTGAAGTCATTAAAGGAAGTGATTACTACCAGGCTTGTGATGCAACATTGTCGGCTATGACTGGTGGTAGACTTGCTCATAGTAATCAACCTGATTTAACAGCAAGCGTTAATTCTTGTATTAAAAAAGCAAACGAGTCTGGGGCTTGGTATATTATGCGACGTCAACAATCAACAGCTGCTATTTCAATGGTGCTAGCTGTATTCAAAGCCGAACAGTACGGCATACGTGGGTCAAACCAAGACATTGTAGTTGCTTAGGTGCTTGACTATTATAACGATTTGGTAAAGAATTAGAAGTTATGGGCTTCTTTCAAAATCTTTTAGGTGTAACACCTGACGACAGCGTAAACAAAGTAGATGCTGCTGTAGCCCCATACAATTACCAACAGTACGCCCAACCATTTGACTATTTTGGTTTATCCTCAATCAGTAGAGCACAAGCTATGCAAGTACCAGCAGTAGCTAGAGCCAGAAACATTATTTGTGCAACTATAGGTTCATTACCTTTAGAAGTTAGACGCGAATCAAACAACAGTAAAGTTTCAACTCCACCTTTTATACGCCAACCCGACCCCAGAATGAACGGCTCTAGTGTATACACATTCTTAGCAGAAGATTTATTATTTACAGGTCAAGGATATTTAAGAATACTTGAACTTGGCACAGACGGACGACCTTTGTCAGCTGAATGGATTTCAACTTCACGTGTTACACGAACTCTAGATGCAGAGGGTTTTAATGTTAGATACTACAGCGTTGATGGCACAGTAGTACCTCAAAATGGTTTAGGTTCTTTAATTCCGTTTACTGGTTACGATGAAGGATTACTTGTAAGAGCAGGAATAACAATACAAACAGCTTTGGCTTTAGAAAAGGCAGTTAAAAGATTTGCAGATGAACCAACACCTAACGTTGTGTTGAAATCAAACTTGCCTATGCCAGCCGAAAGAGTTACAGCCCTATTAAATTCTTGGAAAGAAGCAAGACAAACACGTGGTACAGCTTTTGTTAACGACACAATCGACTTTCAAAGCATAGGATTTAGCCCAGAACAATTAACGCTAAACCAAGCACGTCAATATATGGCTTCTGAGATTGCTAGGGCTTGTAATTTACCTGAATATTACGTAGGTGGTAATGCAGGTGGCTCAATGACTTATTCAAACGTTACAGCTGAAAGAAGAAGCCTAATAGATTTATCTTTGCGTCCTTTAATGACTTGTATTACACAAAGACTTAGCGATAACGACATAACCCCACGTGGTTCAATTGTTAAATACGATTTAGAAGAATTTTACAGTCCATCAGCAATTGAAAGAGCTGATATTTACAGCAAACTTATCCCACTAGGAGTTATGACGATTAGTGAGGCAAGAGAAAGGGAAGATTTAATAAATGAATAATTTTGTTAAATTCTCAACCGACATTATCGCAGCTAATTCATCAAAACGTGAATTAACAGGCGTTATTGTTCCTTTTGGTGAAGACAAAGTAGGTCATACAAATATGGGCGATGTTGTTTTCAAAGCAGGTTCATTAAAAATCGGTGAGGGTATAAAACTTTTTACCGAACACGATATGACCAGACCAATAGGTAAATTATCAAGATATGAAGAAGACAACGAAAAAATCGTTGGCGTATTCAAAATAGCAAGAACCAATGCCGGGGACGATGCTTTGGCTGAAGCCCAGGAAGGGCTCAGGACTGGCTTTAGTGTAGGGGCGATGATAGATGACTATGTAACCAAAGGTGAATTAGTTATTGTCAACGCAGCAACTCTAAGAGAAGTTTCACACGTCACATTCCCAGCATTTGGCGAATATGCACAAATAACCGAAGTAGCTGCAAGCGCAGATATTTCACAACCAACAGAAAGCGAGGAACTCGTGTCAAACGAAGTTACCCCAGAAGTAGTAGAGGAAGTTGCAGCAGAAGTTGCAGCCCCAGCTGTTGAAGCCCAAGAACGCAATATGCGTCCAGCAATCTTCACAGCACCAAGAAGCCCAATCAACTCAAAGGCTTCTTACTTAGAACACAACATCCGTGCAGCACTTGGAAACGAAGACAGCCGTCAATATGTAATGGCAGCTGACACAACTACCAACAACGCAGGATTTATTCCAACACCACAAACAACCGAAGTTATTAACGGAATTGCTAATGGTGAAAGAGGCGCAATTGACTCAATCTCTCGCGCAACTTTGCCACCAGCAGGTATGACTTTTGAAATTCCAAAGATTACAACTGCTCCAACTGTTGCAATCGCAGCTGAAGAAGCAACAATTTCTGAAACAGATACAGCATCATCTTTTGTTACTGTAAACGTTCGTAAATTCGCTGGACAACAAACATTCTCAGTAGAATTGTTAGACAGAAGCTCACCAGCATTCTTTGACGAATTAGTTCGCCAAATGGAATTTGCTTATGCTAAAGCAACTGATACAGCTGTAGTACAAGCTCTATTTGATGGTGGTACTGATGGTGGAAACAGAACACTTGACGCAGAAGGTCTTCTAGACTTTGTTGCCGATGGTGCAACTTCTGTTTACAGCAACTCACTTGGCTTTGCTCGTAGTTTATTAGTTTCACCTGCAGCTTGGGGTGCAATTATGGGACTTAACGACGCAGGTCGCCCAATCTACACAGCAGCAAACCCACAAAACGCTGGTGGAGCAGTAAGCCCACAATCATTACGAGGAAACGTAGCAGGACTAGACCTATACGTATCACGTAACGTTGGAACTTCAACAATTACAGATGGTTCAATGTATGTAATTAACCCAGATGCTTACACCTGGTACGAAAGCCCACGTTTGAGCCTACGCACCAACGTAATCGGTTCAGGTCAAATTGACGTTAACTATTACGGCTATGGAGCTATTGCAACAAAAATTGCAGCTGGTTCTTACAAGTTTATGGTTGCATAACCCTAAACAATTAAACGTGAGGGTGGTTCGCCCCTGTGCCACCCTCACCCTAAACGAGAGGAAATGAAATGCCAGAGTTAGTAACAGCAGCTCAGTTAAGAGCTGTACTTGGCGTTCCAAATACTCTTTATGATGACACAGCGTTAAACGCAATCATTGACACATCAGAAGACGCCATTGGTGATTTTCTTATTCAATGGAAAGTCGGAATAGATAAACACGCTTGCCCAATAGCAACCGAAACAACAATTCACACAACAAGAGAACACAAATTTTATGAAGGACAAACAGTAGCCATTTCAGGTGTTGAAGCACACGTAAACGGCAACAAAACAATTTCAGAAATAGTAGACCCATACACTTTTAAAATAACAAACGCAGCCGTACCAGTTCACAAAGAATTTTATAACATTATTCCTAATGGTATTGCAGCCGAAAACGACCTTTCACAATACAACGGAAACGCAGCTATAGAAGAAGCCGTTTTACAAATTGCTATTGACGTATTTCAATCAAGACTAGCTGCAGGTGGCACACAACAAGCCTTGGATTACACACCAGCCCCATACAGAATGGGCAGAACCCTTTTGTACAAAGTTACAGGTTTAATAAGTAAATATATTGACTCTAATAGTCAAGTAGGTTAACAATGCCTTTAAGTACACTACGCGCAGGTCTTAAAACAGCAATCACAGATAACACAAAATATTCTGCATACGACCACGTACCAGATATTATAATTCCACCAGCAGCTCTTATTTTAGCTGGTGACCCATACCTTGAACCAATTGCTATTGGTAATTCAAAGAATTGGTACGTAAGACTAACTCTTGAAATAGTCAGCACTACGTATTCAAACCCAAGCGCATTAACAAACTTGGAAGATGATATAGAAACAATCTTGGCACTTATACCGACTAATTGGGTTA